CGGTCTATTACCACTTGAGAGAGCCGTCTAAGCTCGCTGTAGGCGCTAAAGTGCGTACCGGTCAGGTCTTAGCCCATACGGGCACTACAGGCGCTAGCACGGGCGTACACCTCCACTGGGAGACTCGTAAGAGCCGTCGTTTTGGTAGCGACTTTGACCCTCACACGGTAACCGATATGTCGCGCTCTGCTGCGGACGGTGCAACACCTAGCCAAAGTGCAACACCTAAGCTCGTCGAGGACGGGATACTAGGGCGTAACACTTGGGGCGCGGTCCAGACAATGCTCCAGGCCGAGGGCCACTACAAAGGTCGCATAAACGGCGTACCCGGTAAGACCACTATTAAAGGTCTCCAGCAGTGGCTTAACGAGGTGCTGTAATGGACGACAACACTCGCGAGGTCGGAGTAAAGGTTTCTATGCGCGAAATTTACGCCGAGGTGCAACGGCAAGGCCGGCTACTCGAGAAAATCGCTAACAGTCTGCCGAGCAGTGAAGAAACGATAGACGACCACGAGCACCGCATACGCAAGCTCGAGACCCGTATGGGCTGGGCTGTCGGCGGTTTCGGTCTTATCGCGGCCGTTATGCCGTGGATCGTGGGGCTAATATCGTGAGAGATGGCCCCTCGTGGAAATATCGTAGACGAGCCATATTTAGTACCCTCGTTTTTGGCGCTGTAATTATTGTGTACGTGCTTGCGAGTGGCGACGACCGACCGGTGCTCGACACGGTAGTATTGTCGGTGACCGGTCTTATGGGCGCGGCCCTATCGGTGTATACGGGTGCGAGCGCCTACGAGGACGTAAGACTACACAGAAAAGAGGATAACCCAGATGGATAAACTAAAGCGTTACTACGAGTACGCCGCCGAGCGAGCTCTCAAAACTTTTAGCCAGACTGCGCTCGCCACTATTAGCGTAGGGGCTGTAGGTATTTTCGAGGTCGACTGGGTAAACGTGCTCTCTGTGTCCTCGCTCGCTCTCATTATGTCGCTGCTAACGTCGGTGCTCCAGTACGATCGTGTGCCGGTGGCCGAGTAATGGCAGACCTTGACCTTATAGAAAACTTGGACGGGTACGCTGTGCCCGTTGACCCTATGGAACTATTGCACTGCGATAGTTGCCAGTAAATAAACCCTCTCTCTAGGGATAAAGACCCCTCTAGGCTCTCGAGCTTAGGGGGGTCTTTTTTTTGTTATATATCTGTTACCAAACTAATTAGGTTTATCGTTACAACGTGTGCAAAAATAAAGACACAAAGCAAGACCACCTAGAGAGAGGTAAAGAAAATGCTAGAAATCAAACTCGGAACTATTGTAAAAGTCTGGTACTCGAGTGGGCCGGCGATTGTCGCAGAGTTCGCCGGTATGCGCGACGGCTACTACACTGTCAAAGGCAACGCAGGCCGCTACGCTTATATTGAGATCGTAGAGGACTAAGACAATGGGGTACTACAAACAACTAGAGGTAAGCCAGCAGACGGACGTCGACCGTATCGTGCAGTGGTATAAAGCACACCGCGACGTCTTGCCGCCTTACGTGCTCGAGTGGATAAACGAGCGCGACGAGCGACTGTGGTCGCTTATCCAACGGTGGGAGAAACAACCGGCACAACCTAAGCCGGCCAGTGAGCACGTGGCTCTACAGCCACAGACTCGACGCGACGCTAGAGCGCTTGCCAAGTCGTCCGAGGTTATGGAGTTCACTAAGTCCGACTACCGGCTACTCGTCGGCGCGAACCTCGCGTTTGGGGTAACCGCTATCGGTTTACTGTTGTGGATCGCGAGGCTCGTCTAATGTCCTACCTACTCGTAATAATCGGTGGCGCTATGGCGCTCACGCCTGGAATTCTCGACCCGTATAACGTGCCCGTAAATGGGCTAACGTTGCTCGGGGTCCTCGTTATGGCCGCTGGCGCTGTGTTGGCGGTACGTGGTCGGTGAGTTTCTACACCGGCCCAGGATATGACGAGCTACTAAATGCTATTGACGACGAGGGGGGAGTGGTGCCGTGCCAACAATGGCCCGACCTATTTTTTCCCGATATGGGGGGCACGAGTGAGCCGGCTAAAAAGCTGTGTCAGGGGTGCCCTGTAATGTTGCAGTGTCTCGCTTACGCCATAAAAGCCGACGAGCCGTACGGTGTGTGGGGTGGGGCGAGCGTCCTAGAGAGAAAGAGAATAAAGAAAAATGCACGTAGAGCAACACGGTAAAACGCTATTTATCACTAACCCGGCAGGGTGGGATATGACAGAGGGCGAGTTATTGCTCTCGTTGCCCGAGGCTAAGGCTTTGCGCGACGCACTAGACGCTAACAACTTGGTACCTACAACGCAGGGGGTGGAGCACAATGACGAGGACGGTTAGAGCTCGGAGCACCGACCCGGTAACGTCGCACTTGGCAGCGGACTCGGTCGACAATGTTACACAGACGCAGGCGTTTATTCTGCGGTGTCTGAAACGGCCACGTAACGACGTGGAACTGGTAAGCGCGTACCGGCAATACAAGACCGCGCCGCGTGCGTCCGAGTCTGGTATACGGTCGCGTAGGGCTGAGCTTGTGGACCGTGGGCTAGTTATTGACACGGGCCGACGGGTAAAGCTTGCGAGTGGCCGCTACTCGATCGTGTGGGGGTTGTCTAATGTCGGACGTTGAGGACTTGGCTAACGAGTTGGTCGAGGCTTGGCTGGACACACACGCGCCAAGTAACGCGGTCAACTTTTTAGAAAATGAGCGCCGACGCGCCGATATTATCGCCAGAGCACGCGAGGCAGGGCTATACGAGGCTGTTTATGCGCGAGCTAACACACTGTTACACGGTAACTAATGATTAGCGCAGAGCGTTTTTTAGCGTCTAAGTCTTTGGACGAGCAGGGGTGGCTTGACGCTCGACGTCTGGGTATGTCTGCTACGACTATGGCCAAGGCTATGACACCGGCAGGGTTTCGCGACGTAGTTGCCGAGTGGGACAACGAGACACCCGTAACCGTTAACGCGTATATGCAGTTTGGGCTCGATAGTGAGCCGTGGCTAGCTTTGTGGACTAAAGACCAGACGGGCGTAATGCCTAACGACTGGCTTATACGACACGACGAGTTTACGGACGCTATCGCTACACCGGACGGGCTGAGTCTCGACCACGACACGATCGCGGAAATAAAGACGACCGGTAAAGACTGGGGCACTGCGGATAAAGCGCCGATACAGTACCAGCGCCAAGTCCAGTGGCAGCTCTACGTAACGGGTGCGAGCTCGTGTGTGTTTGTGTGGCTGTTACGTGAGGACCACGACGGGATAATGTCGCCGGCGTGGCTCGAGCCGAAATACGGTGTTATTGGCCGTAACGACGATATTATCGACAAAATGGTAGAGCGCTCGGCTGAGCTTGCCGACGCTTTGCACACTAGAGGGGGTAAATAATGGCACGTTTTGACCTAAACAAGTATGCGACGGTTGCCGAGCGTCTAGCTATGCTCGAGGCCGCGTACCCAGATTATCGGCTGGAGACAGACGACTACTCGACTGCCGAGGATCGCGCTAAAGGCGTGTGGCGTGTAAAAGCGACACTGTACTTAACACGCGAGGACCAGCTAGACGGGTTGGCTAAGGCTACTGGGCACGCTTTCGAGGTGGACTCTGCTAACGGGCCACAATCGACGAGTGCGCTCGAGGTTTGCGAGACGAGCGCCGTGGGCAGGTGCTTAGCGCTGGCGTCTAACAAGTGGACGGGTAACAAAGACGACGCAGCTAGGTCTCTGGCGAGCCGTGAGGAAATGGAAAAGGTGCAACGGGGCGCACCGGCACCGCAAACCGTCGAGGCACCGGCTGACTTTCACGACCGGCTGGCAGAGGCGCAAGAAATCGACGACCTAATGAATTTATGGGAGCAGGCCAAGGTGGGCGGGTATGCTGACTTTGTGCGCAAGTCAATTAGTGAGCGTAAGGCGATTATTACAGGGGGTAAGAAATGACACGCTGGACAAGGACAGACGAGCAACTAGCGACCGAGCTGGGTTTATACGTGGCGCAGGTGCGTCTCTACGGTCCTAAAACGCAGTGGACTATTACCGATAAGAATAAGCCGTGGACCGACTACTACAGCCACACGTCGGCGCTACTGCGTAAAATGCGGTCGTCTAGGCGCAAGAGAGTAGAGGGTAAGTAATGCCGTACTACTTTACTAACGATCCGAGTGTGGTCGACTGTCAACCGTCGCGCCCGTGGGGTGTTGTGAAAGACGACGGCGAGACTATTGGGTGCCATAGGACACGCCAGGACTCTATCGACCAAATGGTGGCGGTCTCGGTGGCCGAGGATATAGAGCCGGGTGGGGAGTGGCCGCCAAGTGAGTAACCTAACACCGGCACAGATTATAGAGACGCTTACGCGGATCGCTAAGGATATTGACGACGCTACGGACGATATTGCGAGGCTGGACGAGGCAGCAGTGCGGGCGAGGGTGGCGTTTAAAACGGCGTACGCTCGAGCGTTTCTCACGTCGGAGGGCTCTATGGACGTTCGCAAGTATACGGCCGAGCTGGAGACAGGCGACCTATATTTTCAGGCGGAAATCGCGGACCAACAGCACAGGGCAGCGGTGACGTCTATTAGGGCGTTACGTGACCGTCTCGAGGTCGGTAGATCGTTAGGCCCGCTCGTGCGTCTTGAGTGGGGGCAGGCGTGACTAAAAAGCACTGGGCACTAGGACGCCTACACGTACTCGTCGGGGTTTCCCGTAAATGGGGCCTAGAGCTCACGTGGGATACGTACGAGCCAGCCCTGATTATCCACGTGCTAAACGTGTGGGTTGTGTTGGAGTGGTGGCCGAAAGAAAACGACGGTTTTTACTACTAATGTCTGGCGCGAGCTCGAGACGTAAAGGTAACGCGGCCGAGGTCGAGGTAGTAAAAGCGCTCGAACGTGCCGGCTGGACTGCG